GAGATCGCGGCTCACCATGACGGGCTGATCCATGTTTAATCTTCCATATTGCTGCGTTTTGTAATACAATCGTATAAATTGCTGGGGGGCGCTATATGTCGATTCAAGAACAGATCGTATGCAAACGTAGGCGATGCGGAAGACCTGTCAAACCTGGGAGCACGCAATGCCTGAAATGTCTTGCCCAACATAGAAATTGTACGAATCGTCGAAGAGAGAAGAGACTTCAGGCTGGTTTGTGCTCCCGATGCGGGAAAGAACCGCACAAGCCAGGCATTGAACGATGTAAAAACTGTCTGACGGGAGAAGTTCAAAAGCATAGAACGCGAAAGTTTGGAATAAGTGCAGAGGAATATGATGCCTTGCTGAAAATGCAGGGAGGAGCCTGTGCCATTTGCCATACTCCCCCAACTCGTCACTCTCTCTCCGTTGACCATGACCATCATTCCAATAAAATACGCGGCCTGCTATGCCATCGGTGCAATCTTGGGATTGGATACTTCAAGGATCATATTACCCTTTTGATGCAAGCCATAAATTACTTATCCCACCCACGCGGATAGCGGTTTTCGATGAATTGTGCTGGCGCGTTGTAATCGTCTCCCGACATAGTTCGCCGCATATTCGCTCAGCCCTAGTGCATCGGCATAGTTCGGAGAGGCGATGCCTCTATCTCGCAATTCTTGCTTGCTTTCAATTTTTATTCGTTCCTTGGAAGCCCGTTGGAAATTATATTTAATGATGCTCAACTCACCGATCAGCGTGTCATTGTGCGGAATAGAAATTGTGCCCCGTTGGAACCGATCACGCAACGTCCACCAGATTTCATCCCGTTTTCGTGCAAACCGATCCGGTTCATCGGCTGATTCAGCCACATTGACGGCTAAAATATGACACGGATTGAGCCGATTCAATGTATCGAATACGCCAGAACCAATCCCGATCACATCCACCGCCGCCGCAATGCAGCCATGCTCTTGAATATGCTCTAACGCCACTCCTGCCACTTCATGAGAATCGCACTTGGTCACTTCCGTCATTTGCTCTAAGAGAATTTCGTGTTTGTCGTCCCATTTCCCAATGAGATTCCCCTGTCGGGTCATAATGACGGATTTATCGTCACCGAATCGCCCAACATCAATGCCGCACACGGTCGGAACGTCCACTGATTCAATCAATGGCCTATTCACGGCTGCCATGATCCAATCCAGTGGGATTAAGGTGTCAGGCGTAGCAGTAGGCGGCAAACCAAGCACGCGAATCCGGTAGGCGTTGCTGTCCTTCCCATATTTGCGCTCCATGCGTTCAATATGGGTGCGGTCTACCAGTTCGCTTTCTTCCGCGTTCCAATGGCACACCATCCAATCAGCACGATTCTTCGTGAAGGACTCATAAAAGAATCCATGCGACTGCGTGGGGTTTCCGATTTGTAGGACCAAGTTACACGGGCCAGTGAGCGAGCCTTCCAGCGGACGAAAGACAGGATCAGGCACACCGGAGCTTTCATCGACCACCACCAACAGATTATCGGCGTGAATACCGGCGAGCGTTTCGGCTTGTTCTTCCGGTGAGGCTTTGACGTTCACGGTGCGGGGAATGGCAAACCATTCGCGTCCCGCTTCCTCTTTCCAGTAGATCTTTTCCGCTTGCCACTTGATGAGGTCTTGCAGAAAACTCGACCGTCTCAGCCAGAGATGCACTTCCGGCCATAGGTTCGTCTTCAACTGCGTGCCGACTGGGGCAATACAGGGGATCTTACAAAAGGGACGGCAGACCATGAAATGCAAAATGATCCATGAGGCCGTGCTGGTCTTCCCCGTCCCGTGGCCGCTATGGATACAGAGGCCGATCTTCTTGGCGTCGGCCTTCTCTTCCTGCGTCATGGGAACGCCACGCGCCAGCTTGAGCTTGGCCGTAAGCAAACGCCGATAGGCTTCTAGCCCTTCCCGCTGCTGTTCGCTGATGCGTTTCCCTGGCGTCCCGTCCAGGTCAAACACTTCCTTGACAAACAACAGCGGATCGAGCGTCCATGCGCGGATTTTATTGGAGGCTTGTTGCGAGGCCGAGGCCGCCATGCTATTTCACTTGAAACCGCAAGACGCCAAAATCCAACAACTCGCCGTTATAGATCGCTCGCATCTGCGTTTCGGCCCCTGTAGGGACCAACGCTGCTTCCACAGCGGCAATCGAAATCGCCGTGGTCCCCATGGACGCGGCAGGCTGTACGTTATTCCAGGTACCATCATCGTCAAATGACATCATTGGGCCTCCTATTTCTCCGTTTTGCCCACGCCATCATGGACAGCGATGGTGCCGTAGTGCTCAATCCCCGCGCCCGGCATGGTGATGTGCATGCCGTCACTGGTGGAGAGGTGCGGATCGTTGACGTTCGTGCTGCCGTTCGTTTCGACTTGTGTTTCTGCGCGTTCATCGGATTTCATGCCATAACTCCTTGTGTAGTGAGGTGCGTAACGACTTGCTGCGTGGTGAACTCGTTATGTCCGAAGTGGTCGTAAATGCCCTTGATAAACTCATAGTCGGCCTGCGTGTTGACATCGAGGCGATAATCGGCAGGAGGGAGTTGCAAAATGTTGCAGAATTCAAATAACTGGTGCGGATGTTCGCGCCAGAATGCATTCCCTTGTGTGCGTTCGTCCAGCCATTTCAATCGGCTCATAGATAAGACTTCCGCCCCTATCCCGTCGATCATCTTTCCAGAACACCCGGCGGTGGTATTGGAATAGTAGACGAACGGATCGCGCTTGTACGTTTCTATGGCCGCATCAATATAGTCAGGATCAATGCAGGGATTGTCGCAAGGGATGCGGACGATGAGATCGGCTTGCGCCAGAGTCGCACAGGCCAGATAGCGCCCTACCAAATCGCAAGGGTCGCCATTGTACCGATGCCAAGGAATATCTAATTTGCAACAGAGAGATTCTATTGCCTCGTCGGATATTGTCGATGGTGAACTTACCACAACATCATCTAGACTCTTCGCCCTCTCCACCCGTTCGACAATGTTCTGCACCATCGGCTTACCAGCCAGCGGCAGCATGACCTTCCCAGGTAAACGGGTACTTCCCATCCGCGCTTGCAGAATGGCGACAACCCGCATCCTACAAATCCCCATCTGAGCCGCGCTTGTCGATCCCCGTCTGTGTGCTGTTCGTGGTGGTGATACCCCGCGCTTTCACGTTACGGAGGATCGCATTTTTCAGCGAGGCCCCGGAGATATCCGCGCCGTGCAGCAGCGACCCCGTGAGGTTCACGCCGTCCATTTTGGCGTTCGTGAAGGTGCCGCCGGACAGATTCAACTCTGTGGGATCGCCGTTCTGTCCGAGTCCCGTCAGATCGGCATTCGCCAAACTACGTCCGGCCCGTGCTTCCGTTTCGACGGCGCGTGAAAACGAATCACCGCTGATGGTGCGGATTAACAAGCCTGTTTTGACATTCATCAGATTGAAGATCGCCATAGTTTCCTCCTAGTGCGTGGGGATGCCGTAATAGGTACATGTGGCACAGCGGGGAGACGCCAGATCCCGCCGCCCCTGCACATGCGCGTCCAGCCAGTTCCGGCGCGTCTCGCCGTTCCATATCTCATCCAAGGTGTGTTCATACAAGCTCCCTAAATACCCCGCGTCGGTGTCATCGAACCGCACGCACTGATAGACTTTGCCATCCCAACTGATCGCAGGGTGAGAGAGGAAATCGGTGCAGACGCCATGTTCCGGCATCATGGGAACGGTCTTGACATATTTCCCATTCGTCGCGGTATGAAGGCGGCGACGCAGAATCGGCACCCCTAATGCCTCATAGCGTGAGACGTTGCAGTCCCCCACCACTTTGACCAGCACACGCGGCAGGGCATCGCCCTTCTCAGCGAGAAATTCTCTGACGGCTTGGAATTGCATGTCGGCGTCAGGGTCCGGCGAGAAGACGGAGACCGTGATGGTTTCACACCGTTCGATCAGATCTTCGGCTTGCTCCATGAGCGTTTCGCCGTGGGTCACAATCGAACGGATACATCCGTCGAAGACTTCTAGCGCCTCACGGATTTGTGGATAGGCTAAGGGGTCGCCGTCACGGTGAAACTGCACCACAATCCCACTGGGGACTTGCTGCCGAATGTCCCGGACCAGATTCATGTGCATATCACCCATTTTCAGGTCAGGACTCGCCTGGTGAAAACAGAACGAGCAAAGAACGCGCCGATGACAGCGGCTTGTGAGTTCCACATTGAGCTGGCTTAAACCTGCGAGTCCCATAGGGCTATCTGTTTCTCGATGTTGATTCCCACCATCTCTGACCACTTCGCTAACGTCTGCTTGAACACGGGACCTGGCTTGCCGTCGCCTATCGGCTTTCCGTCGATGGAGACCACAGGAATAGCGCAGAAAGGAGTTCCCGTTAAAAAGAGTTCGTCAGCATCATGCACTGTGGCCCAATCTTCTATAGGTTGAGCCTGAGTAAGTTCTTGAACTGTCTGCATCGAAATTCCAGGTAGAACGGGTCGGCATGTCTGATCGTAGAGCCAGACCTTGCCTCCATGGACTTGAACAATATTCGCTCCTGGGGCTTCGGTATATCGTCCAATATCGTCCACCATCAGCGGCCAGGTCCCTGCCGGCGCTTGCATCTGTGCCAGGTGGAAATGCAACCGGCTTCGATGCTTGGCGCTTGACGGGATACAGGCGTCCGGCACTTGCTGAATGTTCGACGTGACACACTTCACGCCGTCGGTAAAGTAGCGAGAGAATCCTTTGACGGTATAGCGCAGGGGGAAATCGGCAATGTAGAGAAAGGGGTGCGGAATGACGCCGGCCAGATCCTTGTACATCGGCGCACAGCCAGGCGAGACGACGATTAGCAGCCGGTGTTCTTCGCCTGGGCCGTGATCGTTACGTGCGGCGACCTCATGGCACAATCGCTCTAAGTCTTCCACATAGTTCCAGGCAGACGATGGAATATCGAGCAGTTGGCAGGAGCGAATCAAGCGGATGAGGTGTTCACGTAGTTTGAACGTGACGCCGTTAAAACTGCGGGTCATCTCGAAGGCTGCCGCCGCCTGCATGACGGAGAGGTCGTAGATCGACAGCTTGGCCTCAGACTCCGGCACAAATTGGCCGTTGAGATAGACAGTTCTCATCGCTTCCGTCTCTGTGACCAGGGCGAACTGAGGCCTACCAGCAGCAGCGCCACAAACGCCACCAGGAGCAACAGGCCGAGCACTAACTGTCCGGTCCAGTACAAGAGATTCACGCCGTCACCTTCGAGGTCTCTTGCGGAGGGGTCCATCCAAGTCTCATCAATGCCTGACGAATCTGCTCCTCTTCTTGCCGTCGCGCCACCTCAATGATCGTCTTCGTGATCTCGTCTTTAATTTGAATCTCCTGATGGACCGTATTGATGATATCGCTCCATGTTTTGACGGATACCGTGGGGCTATCATTCTCGCTCGATCTCATATGCTCACCTTCCGCAACTTCGCTTTCGCCGCCTCTTCGCTCGGCCACACCCGCTTGATGCCGTCTCCCTTCGCCAGTTCAAAGGTGCGAATCTCTTCCACCAATTTCTTAAACGCGGCAGGTTCTAACGAGGAGGCTTGATCGCTGCCCCACATAGACCGATCCAACGTCAGATGGGCCTCCACCACTTCCGAGCCATAGCACACCGCCATCAGGCAAGGCCAGGGCGACACGCTATGCGAGGAATAACCGATACTGACGCCGGGATAACGGTCTTGAAAGGATCGAATACAGGCCAGGTTCAATTCATCGAGCGGAGACGGGTAACTAGAATGGCAATGAAACAGCACGCCAGGCGAACAGAGCTGCACCGCCGCATCAATCTCGTCCCATGTACTCATCCCCGTAGACATCCAAATAGGAATGCCGGTGCGTTTATAGGCCGTCAACACCTCATGATCCGTCACCAACGCCGACGGCACCTTCAGCCAGGGCACCCCAAACGCCGCCAGGAAATGCACGCTCGCCACATCCCACGCCGACCCGCTCCACGCAATGCCGACAGATTTGCAATACGTATCAATCTCACTGTACTGATCGAAGGAAAACTCCAGGCCCCGCTTCAGATCCCCATTCGTTGACCCAAACACCGACTCCCTCGGCTTCGCCAACTCCTCGGCGCTATACACCGCCTCCACCGTGCGCTTCTGGAACTTCACCGCATCGGCCCCACATGCCGCTGCTGCATCAATCAGATTTCTCGCCGTGTCCAGAGAGCCGTTATGGTTGATCCCGATTTCAGCGATGATGTAGACTGAGGTCATAGAACTCCTTGGTGAAGAGGACTTTTGTAACCAATGTCGATCATGAGTGACCTACGTAGACGGACAGCCTTGGATTCTCCCTCTACCCCCGGCATAGGGGTGGGGCCGAATTATTTGAAACCGTTTCCCCCACCATGGTTTTCTAAGTCATTGATAACTATAGAGTAGGTCGTAGTCTGATAAGGGCAATTATGTAAACTCGTCCCTCTTTCTGACCCTCGTTTTCATAACATATCAACAGGTTAGAGGGTAGTTCTGTCATACTTACTACAACAACTTACGTCTTATCCTTCTTGAATAGCTCGGCGTCTGCCTGTTGCACGATCTTCCCTAACACACTGATATTGCTAGTACTTTGCCCTTTTTCCAACCGGCGTTTATCGACGATAATGCCGTATGAAACGGCTCGATCCCGGTAACTCATCTTTTCGATGGCTTCCTCATCTGTGAGTGATTCCAGCAACTTGTATTCGATGGTATCAATCAGGCTGGCTCGATTGGTCTGAAACGAAGGCAATAAGTCCGCATCTTTCAGGAACGATTCAAAGCGGATTAAGCAGTTCTGGACGGCTTGTGCGGAGAAAGGCTGGTCTGGACAGAGGAGGGTACCGATGTCGGTATAGGTAATGCCTTTGAGGCGATATTCCAGGGCCTTGACGGGATCAATCCGGCGTTCAACAGTCTGTGTCGCCATGGAGACAGTCTGTACTACGTTTGTATCGCAGTGTCAAGGAGGGAGGACCGGATAACGCCGATGGCTAGGCACTTGCGCTTGGTGCTTTCTTCGCTACGCTAGCACCAATGCTCAGGACTGAGAACACCCCCTCTTTCTGAATGCCCCCTCTTCGGAGTGCATGAAACAAAAGATTTTGTCAAGCACTATTTTTGTGATACGAATGTTTACAATCAGTTAGGACTTGACGGTACGATCTGTGAATAGTGGGAATTAGGGCTGTTAGTGCTCAGGATCGAGCTTCATAAGGCGCAATCGACCGAGTTGCAGGACGGGCTTTCTCAATCCAAATCGCACACTGAACGGGCTTCTCTCCCAGGTCAGATTCCATCCTGCCCACTGCCACCAGCGACACCGAACCCAACAACCCAGTGAATGCACACACAGACAGAATGGGCCAATGGTCATTTGCATGCTGGCATCTCCTTCGCTACATACCCCTCATTATGCCCTCTGCACGCCTTGCACGCCCGCACATGCAGCGGCAGGCAGGCCAGATGGATATCGAGACGGCACCATCCACAGCCGAACGTCTTAGGATGAATGCCGTCGATCTCCTGCTTGCACTGAGGACATTTCATAGCATTGCCACCATGGGATAGCGTTTCGTGATCTCGGCCACATCCTTGTCGTCCAGCTTCACCATAAGCGCGGTAAGATCTTTCCTGAGCCGATCCCGGCGAGCGACTAGTTCATCCAGCTTCTTGCCTTGATAGACTGAGGCGTTCACTTGGTCCTGAATCGCTAACAGCCCACCAATGCACTTAATGGCGTCGAACAGGTCTAGGCCGAACTCTTCGCGGGTGATGTACATGCTAGAAGTTCCCCACGTTCGCCAAGGATGTGCCTGTCGCATCAGGCGGCGGTAAGAATCGCGTGGCGTAGGACATGGATAGTTTCCCCGTCTTGACTGCTTCCCGAATCGCCCGCTCCCGTCCATGCTTGTCCGTGCCAAGGCTGACGGACCACGTAGGCTTGTGGTTCAAGGTTCGGGCTTGGCTCACGAGCTTGGTATAGGACTCCTTAAACGCCATGCGTGCCGCGGTCGGATCGTCGGCTAATCCTATCGCCACCCCGAACGCTTCACGCATCGGATCAGTCCATACAACTGTGATACCTTCGTTTTGCAGGGACGGACCCACCACAGACCACGCTTCTTCGGGGCCTGGATGCCCCCCAGGAAGGCGATCGAGGATATCCGCAAGGGTAAGCCTACCCCTGACCTCTTTCGTGCAGGCAAAGAGGGCATGCTTCACATCGTCCACGGGATAGGCTGACAAGGCTTCAGCGATGAGCCTAGCTGCCCCTTCAGACCATTCCGTACCTAAGACTTCTGCCGTGACTGCGATAGCCTTAATCAGTTCGCTCATACACGCTCCTTTCGTGCTGCTTCGTCGATAAGGGTTTGCCACACTTGCCCGCGGGCGGCTTTGCCGTCAGCTTGTCGGGCTTGTGTGGCGGTGACTTGCTTCCCTGTAGCCCATTCAGTCCTCAGCTTTTCAGCATCGGCCACAAGCAGATTGACTGGGTGCATTTTATTTACGTACCACTGGCCGTTATGGGTGAGATAAAACGAGGCGACTGCTGGCGCATCATCTACGCCAAGATGTTTGACTAGTTGGCAACATAAGGAATTGGTTTTTTGATTGCGGACAGGATCAACCCCATACCGACTTCTGTAGGCTTCTCGGTAGGCATTCCACACAAAGACACCAGAGGGTGCCGGAGAGCGTTCTGAAAGAACCTCGACGGGATTCTTTCTCTGTCTCTCTTCTGTCTCTGTCTCTGTCTCTGTCTCTGTCTCTGTCTCTGTCTCTGAGATGACAACTTGATGACAAGTTGATATCGGCTTGATATCATCCTGTATCAGCCAATGTGATAGCTTTGAAACACTTGAAAAGACTTGCTTTTCTGGCAGTCGTAAACGAAAGGCGATATCAGGAATGGAGGGAAGCGCGCCGTGGTTCTCTGAGGCGAGTAGCCACAGCATAATGAGGAGCTTGGAAGAGACAGGATCGAGGTCGTACCACTGCTTGTCGTCGAGTAACTTGCGATAGAGTTTAATCCAGATAGGGTTGCGGTCTTTGAAATGCTGGAACTCAGCCCAGTTCTTAACCTGCATATTTTGGCCTCAAAATAAGACGGCTCTGGCCGGTAGGACTAGTACCGATCAGAGCCGTTTACTTCGCCTCAATGGGGTGAAGTCCACTGAGGGGAATACCGAATCCGTGCTAGTCCCACGGAAATATGTCTTGCCTTCTGTATCACACAAACGGCACACACGCAAGCATTTGTATTACATGCAGGGCATGTCAACACGCCTGCAAGGGGCCAGCCGATCCACTCTCTAGCAAGCGTTCATTCCTGGCATGGCAATCCCGCTCATGCTTGGTGAGGAACACGGTGAAGAGTTCGCCGGAAAAGGCGAGGGTTAATGCGGTGATAAGCAAGTATGTTAAAGAGATGGGTTCACGGAGAATCATGCGACAACCCACAACAGCATGAACAGGCCAGCGAGTAAGCAGGCAAACCCCATCATTCGGGACAATTTATCTAGATCCCCATTATCGAATGGCGCAAGATTCCCCAAGGCGTTAGCCGCGAGCAGCAGCCCAATCGCTTGCATAGTATAGATGAAGACAAGGCGATCCATTAGAATCCCTCCTGTGAGTATAGAATCATGTATTACTCCTCGTGAAGATTTAACAGCATCCGCAGCCGTTCTTTTAGATCTGTATCGTCATCACTCGTATTGTTCAGCATTGGGAACGCCTCGCGCATGGCCGATTCAAGTGCAGTAATTCGCGCCTCCCGCGCCGTGAGGGTGGCCTGAAGCTGGGTGATCGTGAGACGGAGCGCGGCGTCATGGTCCCGTAACATTTGCGCCCTCACAGACATATGTCCCATATCACGAATATCGTCACACAGATTCTCCACCTGCTCCCGCTTCAATGGGCTAGGCGTGGGCTGACCTAACGGTTCGTCTGCACACCACATATTCACCCCTCCTTCTGTGGCGCAAGCTGGGCGATGGCCTTTTCTAAGGCTTGCTCAACGGTGTAGGGATTGATTTTTTGCGTACCGATAGACATGTAATAATCCAATGCCAGTCTTAACGCATCCACCACCTCTGCGAGCGCGGAGAGTTCGATGACGGGAAGATATGAATCCTCGCAGCATTTGCATCGTTGCTCTGCATCGAGCAATTCAGTTTGACTGAATACCCATTTCACCTGCATCATGGCTGCACCTCCTGCCCGGCATGGGTGCGAATCCATTCAAGAAATTGGTAGAGATGATTGATTCGCAATGGCTCATTCATTCCAGCCACATAGGAACGGGCCTGGCATTCCTTCTCAACCTTTTCCCACACACGCCGTTCCGCATCGGCCAGGGCTTGTGCAATCACCCGCCTCATCATGTCGGCATTGTAGGAAACGCACACCTGTCCGTTGATGCCCTCAATCTTCAGAACGAGATGCGACAACATCTCCGTCACCAGCTCCTGCCGCTGTGCGTCCGTCATACTTCCTCCATCTCGGTTATCAGCACATCCACCCGCCAGTTGTCTTTATGTACGAGAAAGCTGTCGCTTATCTGCCAGATCAATGCCGTTTGTGATCGCATTCCCATCCCGGTATAAAGTGGCACATACGCTGCTTGTTTGCCGCCTTGAACCATGCCCCATCTATAACCACGATCTTTGTATCAGGATGATACTTCTTCATACGCTTGAGCTTTGTCTTTGACCTGGCATCCATCCAGCCCTTCACTTCATGATATTCGTTTGTCGCGGGTAAATAAAAGTCAGGCGTATAGGATCGCACCCCGCGCTTAATATTCAAAAACCAGAAGGTCTTTTTCTCGTAGGTCCATTCTATTTGATGGTAGTTGAGAAAACGTGCGTAGTTGGCCTCGTAACGACTCCTGAAGAATTGGTTCCCGATGTCTGCCCTTCGTCCATAGATTCCTCGATTGAGTTTTCTGGAAAATGAGGCGGGATTACTTTTCATCCTTGCCACGACTGCCTTTGATATTTTCATGCGATGTTCCTCTGTGAATGGAGGCCGCGTCGATCCGAAGTGCGCCTTACTTATCCTGGCGCAAACTTCTGGCGTATGATGTTTGCCAAGCATCCCTCTTGGATGCGGGTAGATTTTCCATTGTTCCTTTGCCCTGTTGCTGTGCTCCACATGTCTTTCTTCTGGTGTCATTTGCCTGCGAAGAATCTGCTTCTGGACTTTCGGTAACTTCAAGTCGAATGGCACCACCCGCACTCTGTTTGTCACGCACCCCAATGAACGCGCTTTTCTCACAACGTTAGCAGGGTGTCTCCCAAAACGGACTGCCAGCATCTTCAGCCATGGAGCCTTGCTGCCTTCATTGGCTTTATATGCCCAAATCAAGTCCTTACACTCTTCTTCAGTCCATGGACGAAACAGCAAGGGCACAGGAAGGCCCTTCTTGCGAGCACGGTACCGGCGATTCGCTAACGCTTTCCTGCCGGGGAAGTTCGTGTTGGGAATCGTGAACGCTTGCTGCATTATTCCTCCTCAATACCTAATTCCAATTCGATATCCTCCATCAAACAGTATCCGTCGCAAGCTGCTTCGTCATAGAACACTGTCATTTCAAATGGAGAAACGATATAGCCAGCGTCTTTCTGCTTTCTAAGCATGTCGTAACAGGCTTTCAAGAGAATCATTTTCCTGTCCGCATGGCTCTTGCTGCGCTGTGTTGGACTGCTCACGCTTTAACTCCTTGGCTTTCGCCCGTCTCGCCCGTTGTTTGCCGCGCATCAACTCCCGATACTTTCTGCTGCGTTCTGCGTCACTTAGTTCACTCCGCTTGCGGCTATGCCAACAGGTCGCGCAATAGCCAAACAGTTCAGGCAGCATGCGGCAGTCAGCGGTGCTGCACTTGACGGTGATGAGGACTAAGAATGGGTCGTGACTACAATTCACACACGCGAATGATCCATGCTGTTCTAGTACAAGCCCTCCACATCGAGTACAGCGCATGATTCCTCCATTGTCAGGTGTGCAGGGCCGGATTTGAACCGGCTTGCGGGGCCTTCAGCCGTCAGCGCAGCCCCATCGTCTATAGCGGCCATCGTATCTACAGTGTGCCGGACCGTTCCCGCGTACCCGCCCCCAGACCTTCCGCCGCCACGGTTCGCATCGGTCACAGAACCCCGGTAGTAACCCTAGATACGCTGACTGTTCCGAGCGTGTTCCCATCACGCCGCCTGCACATTCTCCCTGTCAGGAGGAGCCGCCACCTCTAGCGGCCCCTCCCCGTCACCTGCTTCGTACAGACAGGTGCCTCAATGCTGGTTTCAACGGTTCACCAGCAACCCGTATTGGTGGATCAGGACCGGAATCGAACCGGCGTACAAGCGCATCCTCACAGATGTTTGTCTTGTCACGAGATCCAACTTCCTGCTGTGAGACAGGTTTCTCGCCTGATCCATTCGTTATTCCTGCCCCTCAAACGCCATTACATCTTGTTTTTGTCTGCGATCAATCTCATCCTGAGCGGCTTGCTTGTGATCGGTCATCTTGATATTGGTAGCCGACCAAATGAGGTCATCTAGGCTAATATCTGTGACAGCCTTTCCCCTGTTCTTCCCTACACGCCAGATGAAGGGCGCGGCAGCATCGCTCCTTATTGGGGCCTCCTCCTCGGAGGCCATCGTTCCAACGGACACGCCTGTAGCGCCAGTCTGCCGCGCTGGTTCCTGCATCTCCTTGGCGAGTTCGGCAATCTTCGCCTGTGCCGTCTGCTTGCTGGTATTCGCAAAGATTCCAGAAGCATAGCGTCCTTGTGGTTGTGGACTCGCCGCTGCTCCATCGTCATCCTCTTCCGTCACAATGCCGGTCATGCTGCCAAGGGCATACCGCCTCGCATAGGTGAGGGCTGAGCCATAGCCTTGAGGGTCATTCTTGGCTACCCGAATCTTCAGCCGTGAGCGCATCCATTGGCCGCTGGTATGCGAGAGCTGCGTATCCAGCACAATGTACTCATCCGGCGCATCCATGGGACTCTGCGTGATTGCGATGCCGTTGTCCCTGAATGGTGCCGCGGCTTCCCATACCGTAGGAAGATCTGCATACTTTGACTTAAAGAATGGGTTGACATGATCCTTGGCTGCCGGCACCAAGGCCAGTTGCGCCTTGACAATCGCCGCCGCTAGTTCGTTGATTGACTCACTTTGAGACGATTCCACCAGTCCTCCTTTTCGGCACGAGCCGATAGCGAAACGGTTCAGTTCGGTAACAGGACTCACACAACTCAACTAGCATGTACTCTTTCAAGATCTCCCCGCACTTCCTGCATGGCGTCTCAGCCCGGCAATGTTCACACAACCCGCTCCAATGCCACGGCATTTCGACAGAACACATGGAGCAGTCGCTAGATCCTCGCAGACAGGGGTAAATAGGCATCAGCACCCTCCCCGTGTCGCTACATCGGCCTTCCAATCCGTCACATCTGAGTCATCGTAAGAGTCTTTGCAGGCTGCACTAAATCGCGCTTGTTCAATCTCGTTTTTGTAGTATTCAAGTAATGTAGGCTGAAACATTGGCTCGCTATAGAGAAACGTCACCACATCAACAAATCCATAGTGATTGAACACCTTGGATGCCTCACTCCACCCCACCTCATCGCTCATGCGTTTAGCGATGATCTCAATGATTTCTTCGTCGGTCATCGTGACCTGCCAAATTCGCCGTGATACTTCACACTTGCAGCTTGGTAAGCTTTATGGGCTTCTTCTTTAGTGCGGAAAACCCCAAGGTAAATCCCTTTCATGTTCACCTTAATCTCAGATTTCCACTTACCTGTACTCCACTTGCCAGTACATAGAGTCACGCCTTTATACCCAGACGTATTGTTCCTACTCATCGCTCTGTTGCATCCGTTTTGCTGAACTGTAGCCAATCGAAGATTGGACCGCCTATTATCTAGGCCATTCCCATTGATGTGATCCACGTTGATTCCTTTTGGTGCATTCAGAATGACGCTATGCAAACGAGTCATCGTTTTACTTACCAGCCTGCCATCGCGCCTATCGTATAGTGCACGCACTGCATACACGGTATTGGGACCAACTAATGCACACCAATTAGACATTCCGACTAGAGGAAGATCGGCCAAATCAATGACGGCCTCATAACCTTTAGACAGCGTTATATATGCAAGGTCTCCATCTATTCTTACCGGCTTTAGCTTCTTAGGCATATCTATCTCCGGTTATTCTGAGTCTGCGAAATCATCCACGTTTCTTGTCGTGTAATGGTGCGCCGGGAGTCTCAGCCGCTTGTCCCGCCGCTGATCTGCTGCCCAGCAGGAGATGATTTGTCCCGCTATAGATACCGCGTTGGTAAAGTCCTGCTTGGCCTTTTCCTGCACTAATAAATAGTCACCTTCGGATAGGGAGATGGTGATTTTCACTTGACCTCCTTCTTGGCTTGCTGCTCTTGGTCGTACCGCGCCAGGAACTTTCTCGCCATGTTGGTGGCCCCTGCATTGAGCCGCCCGACCCGTTGGCCTTTGCGATTGATCGGCCAGCCGGACAGGTTGATTTCTGGCCTATTCACCCAATCGCCTGAGGTGTAGTGCATCTTTTCACGGCTGATTTCGCCTCTCATGCCATCACCCATACGACAGCCACCACGCTCCACACGATCCCCAGCACAACCCAATAGGCCACCACTTCAATCTGCTGATCCTCGATAATGTGCGTGGTTGCGGTCAGTGCTTTCATCCTGTCCTTCGCCCTCACCCGATCCGTCAAAAAGGCGTTTGACATCTCTCTAGCGGTCTGCATGTAGAACCTCCTTGGCTAAAGTTCCCTTGCCCTCAATGTTGGCTTGATGAAACCCCCTGATCCATGCTTCCCTGTAAGTGTATGCTTCGGTGATATTCCACCGCTGGTCATCGAACGCACTATTGCCCTCATACACATCTAGCAACGCCTGCAATTCTATTCTCAGCCTGCGTTCATCTGAGGGGGACTTTTCGCCTTTACCGAGCATGCTAATGACTAACTGGATGGACTCAGCGAGTTGCATGCGTGACCCCCTTTGTCAGCTTCGCTTTCTTTGCGGCAGGCGATAGCCCAAATATCATCCGTAAACCCATACGGGCCACATCTGCACGGCTCAGGCCCGTGGCCTTGACCTCTGACCGAATTTGTTTTTCTAAGGCCGCGTCGATGGGGAAACTGAGATTAAATTTCTTTTGCATGACACCTCCTATTCAATGTGGTTCTGATGTAGTGCGTTGTACTGCATTGTATTACTCGTGTCAATAAGAAAAATGCGTTTCCCTGAAAATAAATTTGACAGCGGTATAAGGAGATTGGTACGGTCTGTGCTAGGCCACTAACAGGGAGGTGCGTGATGACAGGGAACTTAGATGAGACGTTAGTAGTACGGATCTCAAAAGAGTTGAAGCGGGAACTCGATAAGTGGGCGCTGAAGAATCACACGAAACCGGGGGCAATGGCGCGGACGATTTTAGATATCACGTTCGGCATCCAAGAAGAACCGTGGCAGTTGCCGCCGACCATCAAACCACAAGGGCCTGCTCAGGATTCCCCCAGGAAACGGCCTGAGTAGATGTATACGGGGTATTCAATGACTTCACAGGAACCATACATTATCCTTTCAGTGGCTAGGGACATCCCTAGGGTGAGTGAGGGAATCTCTGATCTCGTAACTGCGTATAGTAGTTTTGCTCGCTAGTTTTCGACCCTTCGGCTGACTTACAGTGCCCCATTCATTTGTGGAGGCATCATGTCTATCAAGCCTGTCACAGTCAAAGCCCTCGTGGATTTGTTTTTCGAGCTGCACGTTCCCCTATTGAAAGACCCGCGCCCGCTCCGTTCCCGTATGCTGAAGTATTTCCCCCCACTGTATGACAGGCCGCTCGCTGAACTCAGCGTCATCGACATTACGCGGTGGAGGAATAGTATCAAGGCGCACAGTGCCGTGCAAGCGATGGGGTGCCTTAAAGACTTACGACACTTGTATAACAAGGCGGTGGAATGGGAACTCTACAGCGGCCCTAACCTGGCTGCCAGGATTAAGAATGAACGCCAGCCCATGCGGAAAACCTACATCAGAGAGCATGAAATGCCACAGGCGTTGGCGTCCATCTTCGCGCAACCCCTGCAACCACGCCTGTATTTCTATGCGTCATTGATCCTGGCCTGTCGGCCTACAGAGCTACAGCATCAACACAAGAACGATGTACGGGTATGGAAGGAAGGCGATATATGGCAGGGATTATGGACGAAGCCCAAAGGATCGACAAAGACATCACGGGAGCATACGATACCGCTCCCTCCGGCGCTGGCGGAGATGTATGCGTTATATATCCCCACGCTGGCCCCTGATGGGTTGTGGATGTTTCCAGGGCGCAATGGGAAGCCGCTGTCCAAAGAGTTTTGGTTTGCAAAATGGGACAGCATCAGAACTGCCGCCAATCTCCCGCATGTGTGGTGCTATGACCTACGGCGCACGGGGTCAACATGGGCGAATGATACGTGCGGCAACCTGTCAGCGGTGAGTAAAGGGATGCTAGACCATACCACCTACCAGGCCACGGACCATTATGTGCAGGTGATGGATGGGCCAGTGAAAGCGATGCTAGGTAAACATGAGGAGCGTCTGTTACAGTGCACCACGCATTAACCAGGAGGTTTCCATGAACACACTACGAATCATAATGATGGGGTTGGCGTTGGTCTGTCTGCCGGTGCTGGCGATGGCGGAGAATTGCACGTCGCAATATGTGACGATGCCTAACGGGAAGGTGATGCTCTGTACGAATTGCTGCTATAACGGCGTCTGTTCTACGCGGTGCTGGTAGCTAGCGTGTCAGTTCGTAAATCTCGTTGTGCAGATCAATTCCGACCTGCTCGGCACAGAATGGCGTGAAGACCACATCCCCAGCATGGACGGCGGGATTCTTGACACGAAGAATCGCCGCCTCGGTGCTGTCGATGATGCCCACCATACAGCCGCGTCCGTCAGGCCCCGCGTTGAGCACGGGCTTGGTCCCTAACAGCCCGCAACCGCTGCATACAGTAAGTAGCAGACTGAAAATCACCAGCCGCCATCGCTTTGTCATACTCTTCCTTCCAATGGTCCGCTTCATCTCGCAGGACATTTTGATCCTTGGTGCGTCCTCCTGCGGCCCATGAAAAAAGCGCCTTGGCGAAGTCGGCCACAGATTGCACCGCCTCAGACCAGGCCATTAGCTCACCGGCTTAGCTTCGGCGGGAATCGGCGCATTGCTCACATTGCTGTCCTTCGCGGCAATCAACCCGAAGGCGGTACACACGCCGCAGAACAGCATCAACAGTGAGTTGTACTTTTCCGGTAAGATCCCCGCGTAGCTGGTGCCCCCGCAGGCCAGCACCAGCACACCCATGAGTGAGGTTTTCCAATTGGTCAGCATCGTTGTCTCCTTCATTTGCGCCCGTTCATGTACACTTGCCGCTCTATTTCTCTGAGTCGAGCTTCTTGGGACTCTGTGCGCCTTTCCAAATCAGTAGTCCGTGGAAGAAGGGATGCACGCTCGTTAAGGGTACTACGGATTTCGTCAAGGTCCCGCTCGATGGAGCTAGACCATAGCCCAACAACCACCCCGCACAAAGCAATGATAACCCCACAAGCACCAAGGAAGGGCCTTGAGAAGAGGGCGTTAATCTCATTGGCTTCCGTCTCATTTCCAGACATCCTGTAGGCACCGTCGCTCCCTTCTCGGCACCATTGCCGCTATCGTTTGTTCTTCTTCGGACATTTGTACTGGGTATGCGGATACGCTTCGTCATGCTTCAATGCCACGCCGCAGTAGGGACAGAGATACTTTTTCATGCCAGCACCGGCACAAGGGTAACGGGTGGGGCTTCCGTGACCTGCAATTCAAAGGTATTCACCTCTTCTAGCAAGGTCATGAGTTCCAAGAATCCCCGCTGACTTGACACAATCATCGGCTTCTCCCATGTCCCGCTGAACTCTTCCCCCACGAGGATGCACCCCTGCGTGTCCTCGGTGGTATTGCCACGGTGGAACAAGACATGACTCCGATTCGGGACGTTCTGCACTTCAAACGTTTCACCGAACTTCGGTGAACGCACCCGCCCACAGCGGTAACGGCCAGGGGGAATACAGGAGAGGTTCGGTTCATTGTCTTGCCATGGGCGTTCTAAGGTCAGGACAAATGGCACCGCTCCAAAGCGCAAGACGCCAAAGGTTCCGCGTGCTGACTGTCCCACTCTGATGAGGTAGAGAATCATGTTTACCTCGGCGTTCTCGTACCGCTGCCCGTGCGGGGACGCAATTCCGGTACACCCACTCGTGGCCGTGTGAGGCCAGAAGAACCCGTAGTCCCTTGCACCACAGAAGAAAAGGCTGTGCTGGCATTGCCTGCCCCATCCTTATGCTTCCCTCTGAAGCGGTACGTGGTGGAGGCGTTCAGCCCTGGCACCAGCGCAGAAGTGGTGGATTGCGGGATGATCGTGATCGGCGCATAGTCGGTACAGGCCGCACCCGCACACGCTTCAATAGAAGGCGTGGCAAGGACCCCGCTGTTGTCGGTGCCTGCCGTCCATGAGAGCAAGAGACTGCCACGATAGGATGCACTGACCGTTAGCCCGGTCATATCAGAGGGCGGCGTGATGTCAGTTTGTGCGTTCGTGACAAAGGTGGAGGTATTGGAGAAGGCCGCGCTGCGATTCCCTGCCGCGTCAAAGGCCTTCATCTTCACCGTATAGGACAGTCCCGCCGTCAACCCGCCAATCGACTGCGTGGTACTCACGCTCCAAGTCGGATTAATAATGGAGTACGAGGAGCAGGCATCTCCGAGGCAGATCCACGCTTCATAGCCAGTAACCGCCGTGTTATCGGTGGCAGCGGTAAACGTGCAGGTCCCTCCCGATGTGCCCACGGGGATACAGACTAAGTTGCTCACCGTACTGGGTGCGGTAATATCCCCACCCGCTGCCGCCACGCTGTAAGAGAAGCTGTAACTCGTGGTGTTGATGTTATTCGTCGGTGCCGTGTCCGTAGGGTATTGATCGGTGCAGCGTACGTAGATGGTATACGTCGTATTGTTTGCCAACCCCGTAGCAGCCCACGTATGCGTAAGCCCGTTGACGGTAGTGGCCGTCTGCGTCATGGCGCTATAGGCTTGGTCGGTAGTGCTGCGTCGGCAGATCGCCGGTTCGTTCGTCGCCCATGATTCCGTGATGCTCGTGGTGCCAGCGGCTAACGCCGTGGTCGGTGCTCCACCACTAATCACGGGAGGGGTGGTATCAATGTTCGTGATGCCGGTGAGATTGGCGGTGACAAACTGCCCCGCCGTGGTATTCACCGCACCTAACGCATCGACGGCATAGAATGAGACAGAGGTTTGTCCATTGACCCAGGACCGTGTATAGCGTCCGTTCGTATCGAGCGGCGTGAGATTGCCTGAGAGGAAATTATCCAGCCGCACATCAGAGGCCGTGCCGCCCACGCCAATATAGGCCCCCATCCCGGCATACCCCGTGGCAATATCTCCATCTGTGGTCGTGAGGAGTAAGGCCCCATTCCGATAACAGCGGTGGGTGGTGCCTTCAGACTCGATCCGTAGGGTATCGGATGCCGCCCATACGGTCGTAGATTCCGTTGTTAGATTCGTATTGACGCCTGAGATGCGCTTGACCAGGCGCGTGCCGTCTCCTGCTGCGCCCCGTGTCGCCACGCAGGAATACCCGTCACCGTTGGTCGAGGGGTTCCGCGTAATCGGCCCCACGTAGGTTTCCACGGTTCCAGCAAACGAAGAGAGTGTCACTTGCGCCCATTGGTTCGCGGAGAGGGTCGAGGTTTCCACTTCACGCATCGACGAATTCGCCGCTGCCACTTGCGCGGCGTTCGTGGCGAGCGCCCAGGCACTATCCACCGTGGTCCAATTCGCACCCAGGTCTGCCCCGTCCGCCCGTGTAAACGTATCAGAACCAATCCCCACAAGCCCCCCGGCAATCGTCGCAGGCGTCACGGTTTCATCAGCCGCCACACTCCCCGTTACCTGTACGAGCACGGCAGTCGGAGCAGTCGCCCCATAGGTGAGTGTGGCACCCGTGGTATCCACCGTCGCGTTGGTGATAGAGGGTGGGGTCGTGGTTTGGAAATCCCCTGCGCTAAAGTTATCGAGTTCCACGAGGGTAATATCGGCGGTATAAATGGCAATACCGGCCCTGCTTCCGGTGGGGATGTTGGTATCCGTCGCCGAGACCACGAGGACATTGTTGCGGTACAGCCGCAAGGTGGACCCCTGCACTTCCCCCCGCAGAATGTCCCCCTGTATCCATGGCACAATGGCCGTCGCTAACGTGGCGCAGGTGCCAGCGACACACCGTTCGATGGAGGTGCTATTGGAATCCGTTTGATTGGTCGCATGAAACGCATAATAGGTTCTCGTCGCCGGGGCAGCATTCCGCACCGCTACGAGAATGCCCTGCCATCCCGTTGCCGTGAGTGAGGAAAACGTGGCTTGCGCCCACTGGTCGTTGGCTAACGAGGTTGCGTTATAGGTTTCGTGGCATTCGTTGGAATTGGTGGTCGCCCGTACCCGATTGCCCACGATCTTGCAGGAGTCGCGTCCGGTATATCCGGCATCCCACGAAGCACCCAGGTCCAGGTTATCAGCACGGTCAAACGTCTCTGTGATTGTAGTCCTCCGTGTCGATCCACTCGCAGGCGTGGCCGAAGTGGTCGCTTCCACAATGGCTGAGGAGGTGCCAAGATTGCCCGATGGGTCTTGTGCCGTGATGGTATAGCGATAGAGTGTACTTGCCGTCAGGCCAGTATCGGTGAAGGTGGTTGAGGCGGTTGACCCGATGCTGGCAAAGGTCGTACAGGCCGCCCCTGAGCATCGCACAAGGTTATAGCGAGCAATGCCGTTCGCATCCGTCGCCGCTGTCCAGGTCAGCATGATGGAGGTATCGCCACTGGCCGTAGCCGATGCGCCCGTGACTTGCGTGGGGGGCGTGGTGTCCGGTGTGGGAATGACCGTGCCCCCAGGCATCCCAATACGCGTCGTGGAGATCACGGTATGATCCACCCACCAATAGTACGGACAGGGGTATCCTGGCGCACCCACGGCGCATGTTGAGGCGACTGTTCCCCCTCCCCCGCCCCATTCTGCGGTATGATGGAGATTGGCCCATCCTGCCGATGCAGACGTGGAACTGTCTCGGATGGAGATGTTGGTATAGTGCGCGCACTGCACATCATTCACCCAGGAATCATAGACGCCATCGGCTAGCCCCGGCGTATTCAACTGAACATGGAACTCCACCCATTTCCATTCGTTCGTATAGCCTGTAAAATTTGTGAGATTGCAATAGTGATTGACGGACCCATCTCCCCACACAATCTGTTGCGTTCCAGAGAGGGATGAGGCTCCCCCAGTCCATGACAGTTGAATGTTATTGGGGAATCCCGTGCTACTCACCGCGCCATCCATCGCAAATTGGTTAATCTTTTGGCCGATAGATTGCCAAGACGCGGGGCTGGAATAGCGCATCCACGCCCCTAGGTAGAGGTCAGTGATCCCAGCCGGGAGCGTGTATTCTGCCCGTCCTCCGCTGAAGCTGGTGCTATACGTTCCAGCGGCATAGGTAAATTGGAGCGCACATCCTCCCGATGGAGACGGAGTGACCGTGCAATCCACCGCCGTGCCTGCGTAGGCCCACGGAAAACCCGGCTTCGACTCCCATTCATTCGTCGTAATCACCGCCGCAGACACGATGGACGGCAGCAACAACAGGCACAACAACAAGCGAATCAGCATAGCCATTAGACCCCCTCGTACATGATGGAGAAATAAATCCAAATCTCAGCGGCAGTCGTGAAATCCGTGATATTCAGCGGGGTAAAGACATCGTGCGAGACTTTGTTGATCTTGATGATTTTACTCACATCAATCGTGGCACTGTGCGACTTGTAGGCGGCGGCACCTGAGGCATTGACGATGGTACAGCAGCCAATCGGCGTCACGTTCCCCGTGTGCCCATACGTGGCCCCCGTGATTTGTACGGCCCCTGTCGCCGTCGTATAGGTCGGTGTACAGATCAGATTGCCACTCAGCCAGGTCATATCTCCGACCTGCACCACTTGGCCTTGTTGGTAGGCATAGGTCACAGCAAGATCGCCAGGTGTGAGACATGACAGCGAAGGGGTCCAGGTAGCAGGCGTGGAGGTAATCGGGTCGAGGAGTTGCACCTGATCCCATGTCGCTAAGGTGGTCGCGCCGTCAGAGGTTTTCACCACGATCTTATACAGTCCGTCAAAATAGGCAGAGGCAATGCCGTTAATATCAGCTTGGAGCGGTTGTGCCGCCGTGGTGATTTTCGTGCGGTCTGTCCAACACGCCTTGGTTGTCGTGGTTCCGACGACATAGTGATAAATCAAGGCGCTGGTAGCGAGACTGCCCCCGTTAAAGAAGGGTCCAAATTCTTTGAACAATGCGGTTGCGGCCATGCTGCCTCGTTATTGATAAATGTTAATTTGCTTTACGCCTGCGGCCCCTGCGCCGCCGTTTGTCAATACGCCGGTATCGGTCCCGCCTGCCGTCATGGTGAACGTAGCCCCGTTGTCGGTATAAGATCGCGTGATGATGTAGACGTTCCCTGCCCCTCCACCGCCTGCGCCATAGTTCACACTGTTCGGCGTGGCCCCACTGGTGTTCAAGACGGCGGTATTCGCTAACACCACTGTCGGCGCAATCAGGACGATGCTGCCGCCGCCATTCCCGCCTGCGGTATCGTATGACCCGCCGCCACCAGCCCCGCCCATGACTTCCAACGGATTCGCCAGCATGCCGCCAAGGTCACTGGCTGTCAGTTGTGTGCCTGCCGTGCCACTATTGATCGCCCCTACGCCACCCGCTTGCAGCGTGATCCCATGCCGTAAGACTGCTCCACCATTACCGCCCGTATTGGCTCCCGTGCTGCCACCGCCACCCCCGCCGACTTGATCGGTGCCAGCATCACCGGCACTGCCATTCCCTGCCCCGCCGCCACCAGCTCCACCAGCCCCACCCGCCCCGCTTGCGGTGATGGTGCCGTTGATCGTGATGGTTCCCGTTGCCGCAATCACTACCCGACGTTTGCCAGAGGGGACCGTCAGCGTATGCGCTGAATTGAGCGTCACATCGCCACTATAAAAGTGAATGCCGCTCAAGTTGCCCGTGGCAGAGGTAAAGGTTTCCCCCGTTCGGGTACTGCCTGCCCCAATGGACGACGGCCCGTCATAGCATTGCGCCCCGCCTAACCCTGTCGAACGATCCGTCAAGTAGTAGGTGCGGTCTGCCGTATTCGCATGCGTAAAGATGCCCTTGAACGCGCCTGTCGCTACCCACCGATAGCAGGCCGTCAATGCAGCCCCGGCCACACGCAAGAAGACATCCAAATAGGTATCTTCTGATGCGGCGGTGACATCGCTTGCCGCAAATTGAATTGACCCAAAGTCAGAAGGGTTTTCATCGGCGCTTTGTGCCCGTACCGTCATGCCTGTGCCGATGCCTGCCGCTGGGGAATTGGTGGTCGTAGCAGTCACGATCAACGGTGAGTTGACCGTATTGGTACGTCCGTCACTCACTTTGACCGTCGTCGATGTGCGATTGACTAAGAGCGAGTTGGCGATTTGTCCAGCGACCCGCCACACGCCAGCGCCTTCGTTGAGCAAGAACACCACATCGCCTGACTGCACGCTGAGATTCACACTCCCCGGTGTGAGCAGATTGGCTGAATAGTTCAATGAGAGCGTGCCGTCAAAGCAGAGCCAGACGAATGGAATACTGCCAGTAATGGTGTTGATATCGACAGAGCCGGTGATATGAAAGAATGATTCTGGCCCCACCCCAATAGAGGACGCAGAGGAAATGGATGATCCTTCGCTGAAACTGGGATTCAAGAAGTCTTGAATCAGAACATTGTCCCAGGTGTATTTCACCACATCGTTGGAATCGGCTATGACGATTTTATAGAGTCCGTCCGCAAAGAAGGCGAACACGCCATTGGCATCACTCACAAACGGCTGCGCTAAGGTGGTGCTTGCAATCCGATCCGACCAGATATCTTTGAGCGTGGTGGATCCCACCTGATAGTGATAGAGCTTGGCCGAGGTCATCAGTGCGCCGGCATCAAAGAAGGGTCCAAGCGTACAGAATTGGGCGTTACTCACTTGAAGACCTCATCGTGATAATCCATGAGCGATTTACCGACTAGCCCGCCACGAATTGCGGCGATGTTGTAGGTCGCTGGTTCTCTGAGGAGACGGTTCTGATACATATTGGAAAGCAACCCTGATCGCATGGGCGCACGAAGGAATGGCCCACCGGCCATCGCCGCCCCTGCCAACATGCCAGGGATATTCCCTGATGCGGCGGCGGCTGCGGCTGTGGTCAATCCTGCCCCTGCGACCATCATGTTCGTGGCACTGGATTCAGGCGGGGGAATCATGCGTTGATCGCGTGCCGCATAGGGGAAGGTTTGTGCAAACTTACCAATGACTTTGAGTTCGCCACTCAGCGGCTTCCCTTTGTCCAACATCTCGCCTAGTATTTTCGCTGAGACGTTGCCATCCTCTAGCAATGCCCGCTCCACATCATAGGTTTTGGCTATGAGCGTGCGTGACTCCCTAAACCTGTCCATGAGGTTTGTGCCAGGACTCAGCCGTGACGCTTCCTTTTCAATAACTCGCTCATACAGATTGGCTTTATTGTCGAGAGCCTTAGCTTTCTGAAGCACTGACGGATCAGCCGGAGACATTGGGCTATAGTAGGATTTGTAATAAGCGGAGGCATCAGCCCTCGCCTGCTTCATGGCTTCTAGCGCAGACTTTGAACGCGGGGAAAGATTGGCGACTTCCTGATAGACCTGTTCTGCGCCTGATCGGACAGACTTGAGCGAATCCGGCGTGACTGGCGTACCTTTCGGCAATCCTACTGCTTGTGCCGCTAGTTCATTCGTCACCGGCTGATTCTTCAATGCGGCTTCGTTCCTGATCGCGCCAGATCCCGCCATCCATTCTGCCTTACTGGTTCCAAATGACGGCTTGACGGATGACGGCTGCACCACATAGCCCGCGTCGCGTGCGGCCTGTAAATTCTCATTTCCTTCAGCCGTTAAGATCGACTTGGTGCCAGGGGCATAGAGGCGGCTCAGACCTAATGGCGTGGTCATGCCCACAACGGTAGAGGCTATGTTGCTTCCTGTTTCTCCAAGAATCGGCTTGGTGAGTTCCTTCGTGACTCCTGCCGCGCCACCACTGAGCAACCCCATGCCCGCATTGACCGCCACTTGTCCCAGGGATTGCGCGGGAGCCAACATCGTATTCACGCCAGCCTGCACAGCGGTATCGAGGATGCGTTGTGGTCCGGTTTGCGGTTCGTTCTCAGCGCGAATGATGCCGACTTTCTCAAGCGCCTTGCGTGCTAAGTTCGGGCGTGCAGGGCGTTGCACTTGGTCAAGCGCCTGCTCATTGCCGCGTAAATAATTCACGCCAGCGGCTACGCCCTTTGCCACGGTGCCTAGTGCGCCAGCCCCAGGACCCGTCGCTACGTTCGTCCAGAAGTCAGGCGCACTGGCTGCGGCTGTCGCGGCGGCGTTACCTGCCACTTTCATAAAGCCAGGATCGGGAGGAGTAATGTGTGACTCCGCTTCAGCCCGTGCCCTGAATTCAAACTCTTCCTGTTCGTTCATTTGCCTTGTGACCTCTTCCATTCCTGATAGCGGCGTTCCTTATCAGGGTCAGAATAGGGTGACACTGGGGAGGCTGGTGCCGCTTCTTTCGGCATCGCCTGACCTGCAAACAATGGGTGTGCGTCACTATAGGTCTGCAATTCGTCGTAAAAGCCTTCATCGAAATGCCCGTGCTTCTTGCGATAGTCCCGCGCCATCTTTGCGACTACCTGGCTGCGCTGATTCAACGCCTTCGCGGTATTGATAATGAGCGTGTTGCCTTCGGTGGTCTTGCCGAGTCCCGGCGTCATGGATTGCAAGAATTCACGGTCCTTATCGGACAAGGCCCCAGGCATACCCGCACCGCCGGCTGGGTTTCTCAGTGTCAGCGCGATTTCATTGGACAACGCTTCTAAAGCTTGCTTGGCTGGTAGCGATGGGTCCACCTTGAAGCCTAGGGAATCCCCTAGTGCCTGTATCTGCGTCATGGCGGGGGCCAGCTTGCCGGTCTGTACGCCTTGGAGGAGTTGTTGCATCCGGTCCAGTTTGGCTAACTGATTTGTGGCGGTAATGGCCGACTTTTGCAGATCGGCGTACTCGGTGCCGAATCCTTCGCCCACCTTCTGCGACTCTGCCGTTTCCTGCTTGTTGTTGATCGTCACCAGGGATGGGTTCAGTTCCTTGATGGATTCATAGACGGTGCGCGGCGACACCCCTGGCCCCGCTTCTCTAGCCAATCGTGCCGCCATCGCGGGCGTTTGCTGCGTTTTCGGCAAGGCCATGAACTTCGCCATGGCGTCATTGGTCGCCTGTTCGCCTGCCGTCTTTTGTGCGTCCTTCGATTGCGTGTAGCTGAACTTCTGCTGTTGCAGCGTTTCGTTAGAGCGGGTCAGATCGGTTCGCGTGCGGTCCACCGCCTTTTCCTTCTCCTGCCACGCGTCATAGGTGCGCTTGATGGGGTTCTCCACATACGCCTTGCGTGCCTCTTCCCGTTCACGTAAGAGCTCTAACCCGCCAAGTTGCGAGGCCAGCCCTTGCTGATCCATCGGAGAGGCGACCGCCATTTTCTGCTTGAGGGCTTCAATCTCCGTGGAGTAGCCGTCGATCTTTTGCGTGAGTGGAGCAACCAGCGTGCCCATTTTGGCGCGTTCGTCCGGGGTAATCTGTTGGGCATAGGCTTTGTCGATGCTCGGATAGCTGGTCTGCTCATCACCTGGCAGTGTGGAGAGTCCCGACTTCTCCTGCATACGTGCCATCACGTTGCGGTTGATTTGATCCAAGGGCCCCCGCAACATGGGATCGGACTGCGTTTCCCGCTCCATCAAGGATATCTTTGCTGAGTTCTCAAAAATCTTTTGATTCAGCGTGTCGATCTTCGCCTGTGTCAACGGATTGTCTAACGCATGCTTGATGGTGGTATTGAGGAGTTCCTTGCTACCTCCTACCGCTTCACTGACAGCGGCGGCATCCTGTGGAGAAGTCGCCTGATTGATGAGACCGCTTTCCCGTGCGGCAAAGGCCCCTGCCCTAGCCTGTGATTGCTGCTGAAACGTGTCTGAGAGCTTCTTGGCATAATTGGGAGCGACCTGCGTGAGCTTTTGCATGCTGGCTTGTAGTCCGTCTGTGTCGCCTTCGTTCTTTTGCCGTACCGCCTCTTGCACTACGCTCTTGGCTGTAATCCATTCGTCAGGCCCCATGGACGGCAAGCCCTGCATCTTCGCTAGTTCGTTGTTGGCGTTCCACGATTGGAACAGATCGCCGTGCTGCACTTGTTCCGTCAGCACTTTAATCCGCTCCTCGTTGGCGAAGTGCTTGCCTTGCTGTTCGGTCCGCATCTGGTCAATGTCAATGGCGCGTTTATGCTGATCCAAGGATTCTTGATGCTGTGCCATGCCTGCCAGTTGCGCCATGGGTGCGACCGCCTGCATGGGGTTCCACACATCGGAGAGTTGGATTGGCTGCGTCGGTTCAATCGGCATAGGTCCTCGTTATGATGTCGTGCTTAAAGAACCAGGCGTATTGACTAAGAACGGACTCCCGCCGCTGCTGAATTGCGTGGTCTGCGGGACGTTCCGTTGCATCATGTTCTGGAACATTTGTTGATAGGTTTGCGCGTTCAGTTGGTTCTGATACAGGCCGATGCCGGACTGCACCGAATTGGAGATGCCTGTGGCGATGTTTCCGTAGGCCACGCCTTGCTGCATTTGCGCGTTGCCAATCTGTTGGCCTGCTAGGGTGTTCGATTGTGCGAGGTTTTGCCCCGTTTGCAGGGAATTACTCGCCTGTCGTGCGGCGGCGTTCTCACCGAGCGAGACGGTGTTGTAGAGGTTGTTAAAGTAGCGTTGGGCGTTGTCGCCTAACAGTTGCGAATACCCGCGCCGGTTCAATTCCAGTCCGGCCCCTGAGTTCGTCAACCCTTGCCGCGCTAACTGCCGTTCGTTGAACCGCTGCAATTCTTCTGACTGCCATTGAAACGTGGGATCGCGGGAGAGTTGGTCAGAGATGTTCGCCTTGCCCGTCATCAGGTCTTGCAGAATGGGAGCCGTGGACCGACCCACGGCGGCGAACGGGTCCAGGTCTTGCCGTGCCCGATTGTCTAACTCATAGAGCGTTTGGCGATTGATATAGGCGGCGTCTTTGGCAGAGGCGGCAGCTTTTGAGGCTCCACTTGCGCCAAGCAGACCCCCACCAATCGCGCCCACCGCGCCAACTCCTGCGGCTCCTACGGCTACCCAGGTCATAGCGTTCCCTCCTGCTGCATGACTGGCAGCAATTGTCTCACATCTGTATCACACAGCGCATCAAAAGAAGCGTAAGACGGAACGATGATTTCGTCCTCGATCTTTTGCAGATCGGTTTCGTTGGTCAAATGGATCGTCGTCCAGACCGTATCGGTATGGGTATAGACCACTCGTTTCGTCCCCGCTTTCGAGGTCATAATCTTTAACGCTTCCAACTGTTGCGGCCCTTCCTCTGTCGCTAAGGACACCCGCCCAGCCACCAGCATATTCAGGTGCGCGTGCTTGTGGATCTTCCCGACTACCAGTGTATGCGCCGGGATAAAGATCGTGCGTGCATAGGCCCCTGGCGCGAATTGGTGATGCAGGGGGCAGTCCACTTCCTGCAACTGCTTCTCGGCAATCCCCTTGAGCAAGGCCGCTTCAATCGCGCAAATGGACTCGCGCATGGTTTCGTCTTTGGTAATCACATCATTCATGGCATCACCCTAACTCCGTACACGGCACTCGGCGGATCAATCGCCACGCCCGTTCGGTTGTAGAGCACTACCGTCACAACCCCTTTGGCGCTCACATATCCCCACGGGACTAACCCGGTATTGAACGTGGACGGCACCGCCACTTGCACTGTCTGTTGCTGGTCAGGGCGGGCTTCTGTCACCGTCACCGTAAACGTTCCGATTGCGCCGGCTAGAATGTTCCCCACATCAACCGTCACCGTCCCCACCATGCCCAGGAAGTTCGCCGTGGAATTGTTAAAGTACTCATTGGCGCGGGGGTCATCCCGTTCCTTCACGCTAGGGGAACTTCGCAACGGTTTCGCCATTATCGTCCTAACGCCTCCACATCCTCTTGCGCGGAGATGAGGATGAAATCGGAATCATCACTGTGAACAAATTCATACTGCACAGTTTTGTAGATGCCGTTCCTACGCCAGTTGACTAATTGCTCATGCTGTCCGACTTGCCCTAGCGAGGCCCAGCGTTCCGTTTCCCATTGCGCGGCATTGTTCACCCGCCTCCGCATGGTCACTTGTGGATCACTCACCGTTCCGTTGCCTGCCCCGCGCTTCATCTTCACGCGAAGCTGATTACTGCGCTTGGTGACATCCATGCCGTAGTTGATATGGCCCGTGCGGACCAGCGTGCGAATGGGGTTCCCGTTATCAGTAAAGGCGGTCCTGTCAAATTTGTAGATCAAACCGTTGGCCCAATCGCCGACGAGGTGCATGTTCCAGTCACGGGCGTAGCAGTAGGCGTTCCCCCTGAACCTTCCGTAGCTGCCTGAGACGGTATTCCAGTATCCCCACTTACTCCACTTCTCAGTTTTGTAGTTGTAGACCAATGACTGACCAGCCGTGGGGAAGTTCAGCACATAGAGCGGATAGCCTTCGATGCTCACCACGTAGCCAATCGCATCATCAACAGAGGCATAGTGCTGAATGACCCGATCATAGGGAGTCGAGACGGCTTGCACAGCGCGGCCTTGCATGGTCACTAACCGGCGTTCATGGTCCAGCCACATCCAGGTATTGCCGACTTTCGCCAAGCTGTAGGGAGCTGAGCAGCCAAACGATTGCACCGATCCGTCGAGGCGTGTAAACGGCGTTACGCCGTCGTTAATCCAGAACTCCACCGACGTTCGGCCAAGCAGAATGACTTCCCTGAATCCGGTTTTCATCGCTACCACACGGTCAGGTTCGCCATCGGCTGAGGCAAAGTCTAAGGCGTTCCACGCCGTCATATCGGTGGGTGAGCTAAAGTTAAATCGAGCGGTTCCTGTACTATTGGCGAGCAAGTACCCATCCAGATAGGCCACATGCGTCACTGCCGTCGGCGCATCCACATCGGCCATTGTGGTCAAGGTCGAGAGGTCTGTATGGACGATATTGGCCCCGTTCGCCATCGCGCACTTGGTGCCGTCCGTTGCAAAGGTGACAGGCGAACTGGGGAGCAAGGCGGACGAACCAGTAATCTCTGTCATGGTGCCGGCGCTATCGGTGATCTTCCACACGCGGCGATTGGACACGGCCAACGCGCAGTGCTGTTCATCCCACCAGTAGAGGCCGTCAATCGGGAGGTTCGTCCCTGTGTCCTTAAAGGAGATGAGGCCAGGGCGCATCGGCACATGGTCAAACTCGTTCACATAGCCATCAATGACCGTGGAAGCCGTTTGGTCGAGTTCGATTTCCTCAACGGACTCGTATGGCTGTCCAAAGAGCGGTGTCGGTTGCCACGCCATTATAAGTAGGACGCCTTTCCATGATAGTTGGAGGTCGTGGGCTTCATGCTCTTATCGAAGATATCGGTATAGGCTCCCTTGGCCTTCTGAATGAGATATTCCCGTTCAGGCAGCGCAATGCCGTAGAGATCGGCCAAGTCAAAGGCGAGCTTGTACACCAGCATACGCGGCCATTGTTGCGGAAAGTCCGGCGTATCGGATGCGGTATCGAAGTCGAACAAGGGGCGTTGATACAGCAAGCGAATCTGCTGCGGAGCGGTATAACTGGTGCCGCTGGTCCATGTGGATGGGCCTGCTCCCCCTGCCGTCCAGTACAGCAAATAATTTGCGCCGGTGATCGGCTTGTTGGTGGTATCAGCGGTATGCGAGCGGATGCACTTGTAGGCAACGGTATCGGTGCCGGTCACTACCGATTGTGTATTGACCGTGGCGAGCATCGGGGCCACATAGAGCGTCCGGCTGGCGCTATCCCGATGGTCGGTGAGGTAGACCTTCTTCGGATCGCCGCTATCCGTCTTGTTCTGGATGCCCTCGTATTCCATCGCCGTGACAATCGCCATGGGGTAATCCATGGCTTGCCCATCGCGGTAGGTCGCCGTGTCGATCTTCGCTATATCTGTGGGGAGGCCGTTGGAAGTGGTATAGACGAAGGTATTGGCTACCAACGTGAGAGAAGAGGCGGCGGCCCTGGTCCACTTCAGGTCGCCCGTTTCATCGACTTCCCGCACAATCAGATTCAGGAGCTTGATCGCGTCCTGCGATTGCGCCCCGTCCAACGTCTGCCCAGGGGCCAGCACACCGATTAGCTTGTGCGCCATCTCAATGAGCTGATCCCGTGTCAGCGTAAAGTCATAGGTCGTGCCGACGGTCATTACAATTCCTCAACGGATTGTTTGCAGTCGTGAATCACCTGATTAATTTTCTCTAGCCGCTGTGCAGCGGTAGCAACCAACTGATCCAGCCGCGCCATTTCCTGAATGCGTTCATGCTTGAGCTTGGCTGATTCGTCGTGGATGCGCTGCTTCTCTCTAATCACTTGCTGTTCATAATGCGCCACCTGAGACTTCAGGTGTTCCAACGGGGCAATCTGTGCATGGAGTTCCGTCACGCGCTGCTCATGCTGACGTTCGTACTCGCTGATCTTCTGTTTCATGTCCACGGAGGCAAGGCGCGTCTGCTCATGCAGATCCTTGATGATGCTTTCAAGCGACTTCTTTTCAGCCGTCAACCGCCCAATGGCGGCGTTCAAGTTATTCAGTTCCATGACTTGCGGAGATTCCTGCACGGCCATATCGCCTCCTAGTTCGTTCGTGGTTTCTGATCCAGATAGATGTATAATTTGCCGCTGCTCAAGGTAGACACGCTCAGACCGGCATACACGCGGCCAATCGGTTCAGAGGTGTTATAGGTCGCGCCTGACGCAAAATCCTCAAAGATGGTCTTTCCAAACCCGTCCACCACTAAGACCGTATGATTCAAGGTCGTCGCATTCTTCCAAGAGATACGGGCAATGCGTAACTCTGCGCTCGCCTTGGTGCCTGTCGTATCAATGACCCATGGATTGCCGGTCAAATCGTCTGCCATGTTTACCCCTGATAACTCAGCATATAGTCATCTGCTCCGTCAGGCTGATCGCCACGAATGATGCGCCTATACAGTTGCAACCCAGGAGAGGCCGCTGTGCCGAATGAACTGGCATGGAGTTGGCCCCATCCAATCGCGCTCATTTGCGGGTAGCGGCGTGCAGCTTGTGTCGAAAGTGTCGTGACCATTTAGACCTGTGTGATAATGCGTTCAATCGTGGTATCGGATGCCGCTGCCGTCGCCTTCAGTACAATCACTTTCCCGTTGAGATCGCCTGCGCCAAAGTCCACCTTATAGAGTCCGCTGCCCACTTCTGTTACGGCGCTGAGTGTGCCTGCCGCAAACACCCCACCATCTATCGAGCGCGTGACACTGACTACCAATCCGGTGGATGGCGCATGGTTCGTGCTGTCCGTCATGAGAAATTCAAACGCGGCGAGGGCTTGGTTCTGCTTGATGTTGGACGTAATCGCCACGGCTGAGGTCACGCTGGCTACTGATCCCACCACGTTTCCACCGACATTCCCTGTCACGCTCCCGACTGCCCCCGTGACCGATCCAACCGCGCCGACCACAGACCCCACCGATCCGGTGACATTGCCCCCGACATTTCCGGTCACACTGCCCACCGCACCCGTCACGGACCCGACCGCACCAGTGACACTCCCTACGGACCCGCTGAGGTTGCCGGTGAAGTTGACCGTAGTGGCCGCGTTCGATCCGGCAATAAACAGCCCGTTTGCCGCGCCAGGTACGGCACCGCTAGTATAGAGACTCTTCCCAATGCTACTCGCCGTCGTGAAGTCGCCTGCTGTCGCGTCCTGCCATACGCCCGTGGCAATCTGCGCGGCGGTAAGCTGGTTCGTGACCGTCGTCACCGTTGGAATGACCGCGCCCGTATGCGTCACGCCTGACAGCACAATACCTGTCGCTGCCGTGATGTTCGTTGGAGAGGCTACCGAGGAGGGGAACGTCACCCCTGCTGCTGCCGTCACCGTCTGCCCTGCTAACTGCGTGGTATTCGCCGTCAGCGTATCGCCAAGGATTTGCGCGGTGACTGAATCGCAAAAGTCGGTATCGTCGGCTCCTGTCGCCGTGATGTAGTAGGCGAGATCGCCGAGCGTATTGGTGTCAGTCGTGGTGAGTGAGACGCTATACCAGCCGTTCGCCACTTCAGCCACCGCCCCACCAGCTGCACCGAATGCCCCGCCGTTCTTGCTCAGGTTAACGGTGCAAGTGAGGCCGGTCTTTTTGCTAAAATGATCTGCTGAGTCGATCATCTTAAACATGCGGACACGGGCGGTGTTTTGCTTCAGTTCAGCCACAGCGCCCCTTAGTTAATGGCAAATACGCGGTACTGTTGAATCTGAAAGCCGTTCCCGGCGTTGCTCACCGACTGCGCCACAAAGAGATCCAGCGTATTCGACACTGTAGAGTCAAACCCTGTGCCGACTGCTGGCGCGGTGTTCGGGGCCATACATCGTCCCGTGCCTGCGGCATTGTCGGCTGATCCTGATAACTGTGCGACCATCTGACCGTGCAGTGAGGCTTGCCCCATCAGGGTCGCCAGCGTGCCGTTGCCCACCGTGCGAGCCGTCAACATAATGTCAAACCACATGGGAATGGTCGTATGCGCCGTGGTGGTCAGGTTGATTGCCCCAGTGGTAAAGGCAATCACGGCACCCACCATGATTTGCATGGTGAAGGTGTCGGGGCCGGTCACGCGGTTACTGACTCCCGCCACCCCTTGAATATGCAGGCCTTTCCCTGGACGGTCAAAGAAGTTCGGCGGCAGTGTAATCAGTCCAGACGAAGCCCCCGCCAGCGCGGTAGCAGACGTAAACATGGACTTCGCCGTGGTATAGGTGTTGTACAACTGCCCAGCGGCGGTGAGATTGACCAGACATTCATTCCATCCTTGTGCGGACATAGATTCCTCCTACGAATACTGCACTTGGCGGGAGCCAGTGCGTGTGCCAATCGACGATAAGGTTTTCCGAAAGACCACCGTGCTAGGGATGGGGGTGGTGATCCCTGTTGGCGATTTGTAAAAGCGCACGGCAGGTGATTTTGGCCCCGCTCCGGGATAATCCGCTTGTGCCATATTGAGGAAACTGCCCTCTCGCTGCGTGGGTTCAAACCCCGCATCAGCCAGCGTGCCAGTTACGGTCATATCGTTCCCATACCCGCTGATATCTGTATCGGAATTGCATTCGACGCAATGTATTCTTCCTAGTGAGATGGAACGCGCATCGTTGTAATCGACGAGGGCTTCCGTAGCCGTGAGTTGTCGGTTCCACACACAGACCCATGCCAATGCCCCATTCAGCGATTTCGTGGCGAGATCCCCGCCGATTCCGTAGGCCAGCGTATTACTCCCTTCGGCCATCGTAAATGTGCCTGCGTAGCCGTTCGCCGTAAACGTGCAGGTCGTGGCGACTCCGTTGAGATAGAGGATGCCATCAGCCCCGGTCCCCGCTGATCGTGCCCAGGCAAACAGCACACGGGTCCATGATCCTGTGCCGAGTGAAGTATTCGAGACCCATGTCGGCCATTGCGACAGGCTGGTGTTGTCGAATCCCAGCGTGAGCGTAGAAGCGTTCACCGTAAACCGTGCATTGAGCGTGTGGTCGGTCGTAAACGGCTTTGCGATGCAACTCTGTTGTGCGGTGATGTTCAGCGCCGTCAGATTGACCCAAAACGCAAACGAGCACGCCGTAGCTCCATTGAAGCCAAGGTTCACCGACCCCCGGCTCATGTAGTTCGCGGCGTTGTTATCGAACAGGCGTGCCATAGTGGTTAGCGATAGCGCACGTAACAGGCCACATCTGCCGTGGTCGTAAAACCGAGATAAATGCCCGTGGAGGCCACAAAATCTATTGGGAAGGTGATCGGCGTGAGGACGGCGGCTGCTGCCACGTTCCACGTAAAAATGGCCGGGGATGTTTCGGTCGTGTTGTTGTAGAGAATAATACTGCCTGCCGTCGCCGCCGCATCGGTGCCAATGCAGGTAATGTCTTTCATGAATCCCGCTGTGGCTTTAATTTGTGTATCGGCTGTGACCGTCGCACTGAGCAGATAGCGTTGCTCTGTGACCATCACGCCGGTTGCACTCCCGCCGCTAGTAGCCGTTTGATCTTCGCCGGATATCTGTGTGACTAACGTCGTTCTCACGGCGTCGTTCGTCTCATCCATCGCCGTATCACCTGCGGGCGTCACCATCGAAGTCCATTGCCCACCGGACACGTTGCACACGTTCTGCACCAGCTTCCCCGCGATATAGACGGGCGCGGTGGTGTAGACGGTACATTCGGCCATCGCCTGCTGTGGCGAGAACACCCAACAGAGTCCAAGAACGAGCCACACAATCCGCTTAGTCATGGTTATATCCTTTGATCGCGTCTTGCCCCAACGCGGAGGCCAGACTGTTGCCATAGAGATGCACTGCCTTGAGATGCCCCAATCGTTTCGCTATATCCATCAGCACAAAGAACTGTTGTGCAAAGCTGAAATAGGCGTTGGTGGTCCGAAACACCTGCTCGCCGATCTCCACTTCATAACTGTCTGCCACTGCCCCGACTCCTGTAATACCTGAGGCGTAGCACCCCTCAGAAATGTGACAATCAAACCCGAAGATGTGCAGGGAGCGGCAGCCGAGAAAGAGGCTGGCACTCATGGCGGCGAGGCTCACGCTTCCCCCGGCATTCAACACCAGGCAATCGGTATAGCCGTGTTTGTCCCAGTATTCCGTCAGGGGTAAACCGCCCTGCGGGGTGTTGAAGATGTACAGCGGCAAGCCGTCCAGATGTTCGACACAGAACGGGTTGACTTGTGTGGCTATCAGATGCGTCACGCCTTTGACGGGCAGCGCCAAGGATTGCCGAATGTCCTCACTGGCATCGAGGCAGATCACATAGTCAGGGGTCAGATCATGTGAGACGCACCACTGATACATGCGCTCAATCGCCACGATCACCGCGCCCTGTTGCTTGAGTGTGCGGAGGACTTCTAACTGCCCATCCACCGACGGACCGCCACCAATGACGATAGCTTCGCGGCCTGTTTCCTTGCCTTCCAGCACGGCCATATCCGGCCATTTGCGTGAGAGCATGGTGTCAATGTTGGCCTTCCGCGCACTCAGCGGGAACTTGTTAAAGACTTTGATTTCCGGGATCTTCCGCTTCTCAGCAAAGATCCAATCCAGATTGGCGGACGCGGCCTGTGGATCGACCACTTCCCACGGTCTGACGGCACCCGTATATTTCCACAGGGACGTGATGTTCTCATCGCAGTAGAGGGCTTCAAATCCACAATGCTCCATGACATACGTCAGCGTGTCATAGGTGAATTGGTAGACATGCGCCTGCTGCCAGAGCCGCGTCAGATTGGCCGTCTTGAGGCCAGGGACGCCGATATACACCACGCCATCTTTGTTCATCAGACGCCGCACGGTATCGAGCATATGGGGCAAATCTAGGCAGTGCTCTAAGACATGATGCAGAATGACCACATCGGCCTTCTCACCTGTCACCAAGAGATCGTCAAAGGTGCCATGCCGAAGATTCAGCCCGTGCGCTTGTCCATAGGCGACTGACGTAGGATCGGCATCAATGCCCAGCACGCGGCATCCAATGTCCGCAAAGGCTTGGAGCATCCCGCCACGATTGCAGCCGAGGTCAATCACGCTGGTTGGGGTCACATCGAAGGCGCGTAACAACTCAAGGAGTGAGCCGCCGTCATTGTGGGCACTCTTAAATTCATGCTCTTGCGTGGTCTGTTCGTCGTAAATCTTGCGGTATTCCTGCGCGTAGAACTGGATGAATGCCTCTGCTGTCATGCGCGGAGAGGCGTAGAGCACGCCGCATGTCGTACAGCAATGCAGCTTATAGGGGATACCATATCGGTCTTGCTCAGTGACGAGGACGGAGCCTGTGTTCCCGCACACGCAGGACACAGACTCCATCGCATACTCGCCGGATATCATTTTGGCGCGCACCTGCCGGATGTAATAGTCCGACTGATCGCGTACGCCACAGGTGATATCCGTCATGATTAGGCTCCGACCATCCGATTGTATCGGAGGTAGATGTAACCTGTGCCGGCACTCGCCGCCGTGGTGTTCTGCCACACGATATTCACGCCGCTCGTGGCATTGGCGGGAATGTACATCTTCGTGATGTTCTGCAACGTGGCCGTGACCGCGTTGTTCAGCAACGTCCCGCGTGCGCCAAGGGTTGTCGATCCTTCATCCACCACACGGTAGCCCGTGACTTCCACGGTGCACCCCACAAGGAAGCCGGTCACTGTGGTGCTGCACCCCACATCCAAGACGGCGCCAGAAGCAGGGGTTGTCACCCGCAACCAAGCGTCAATCAAGCGAGAGGCTTGCGGCAAGGCCACGCCGGACCCCGCCACCACGCCTGAGGCGGTGGCAAACCAGGCGACAATGCCCATCTGTTCGATCCGGTCAGGATCGACGTTGATGCGGTGCGTGCTTGTCGTCACCCCCTGCAAGAACAGGGCAATCCCGTTCGCGGTGATGATCGACAAATCCGCTGAGGTCGTCGCCACATCGGTGAAGAACCGCACTTGGCCGTTAGAGAACGTCAAGGGGTTCGTGGCGCTGGTGCCTTGGGCATCGCTATAAATCGTCAGCTTCGCCGGGGAACTCGCCGTCAGGACTTGGCAGGTGCCAGTGGAATCGCTAATCGGGCGGTTCAAGCGCAAATCAAACAACTGAAACTGCCATTCAACATAATTGCTAGCCATAGTCAGAACTCCTTATCGTATGGACGGTTTCAGGGGGCCAGGCCATCCCGACCCCCGTGCGTTCCAGTCCGTTAAATGCCACCTTTCACATGCGCGTTGTACCAAAACAGGTCATTATTCGCGGTAGTCACCGTGAACGTGGTCCCTGAAATGGTCGCGCAATAGGCTCCTGTCGCACTGGTGCAACTGCCGCACTGCACACCGGTAATCACGGCGTTGGCCGGAATCGGCAGCGTAATGACCGTGCTGGTTCCCGATCCTCCGCCAATTCCAGACATCAGATGCGTCGTCTCACCAGTGACCTTGACTCTCACGGGTCCATAGGCTGTTTGTGCCATCGGTCCCTCCCTTAGTCAGCCACCGCAGCCGTGAACACATGGACTACGCCGTTATCTTCATCGGAGAGCGATGAATCAATGGCGTTGCGTCCATAGACCAGCTTGGCGGTGTTACGGATTTCATGGACCTCATACGTGACCGTATGGCCCAAATCCTGTTCCTGTTCGTTGAACTTCGGCATCTGGCCCCAGACCACCGTCCCCGCCTGCGCCCCCATAAAGAGGTTATGCGCGCACTGGATGGTGCTCGACACCAACTGCACGCGGTCATACTCGTAAATGAGTACGCCGTCATACGATCCACGGAACGAATTGCCGGTAAACAACGAGGAGTCGCGGTTGCCGTTCGGCGGCAGCAAGAGCTGCGCGTTGCGATAGGCCGCGTCATTGTCCACCATGTCACGCACCGCGTAGGGATGCGCCACAAAGACAAACCACTGCTCAAAATTCATCCCGACTTTCACGTTCATCGGGCGAATACGCGAGACGGCATTCACCGGAATCAACGCCTTGCGCTTGGCAATGCGAATGACGTTCGTGGTCAACTGGTCCGCTGTGTTGTCCACGTTGGTCAGCGCCGTGGTGTGGGTGCTGTTCCAATTGGAATCCAGCGCCCCGTACAGGTACCGTCCTCTGACGCGGCCTGTGGAGGTGCCGGACAAGGCGGCAATGATGTCCTCATCCAAGCGGATGCGAGCTTTCTCGACCAAGGCTTCGCGGCCCTGGTTGAGCAAATCCCAGCCAACACGCTTCTGCGACATCGGCACATCGTCAAACCGGACCAAATGCCGGATATTGTCGATGGTGATGCGCTGGTTATAGAACTCAACCCGTCCTTCGTTGCCGAGTCCGAAGGTGTTGCCACTCACGTAGCCACCCTTCAACTGCGAACGAATCCCGACGTTGATCGCATCCCCTGGCATCTTCGCCAAGTCCTGCTTGACCTGAATGACGGCATCCGTGGACGGCCCCATCAGGTTTTTCATCCACAACTGCCCGATATATTCTGCGGCAATCCGATCCTCCCATTGGGAGACGGTCACGCCGTGGCTCGTTAAAACTTCTGTGTAGGCCATCGCCTAAACCTTTCTAGCCCGCTGTCTTGCTGAATCCAGGGAACAAGCTGTCGAACACCAGTCGCGGTTTCTCATCAGGGGTGCCAGGTGTGACACTTGCCACCCCGCCAAGGCCCTTGATGGTGTCTAATGCCACGCCCTTGGATTTCATTTCTTTCAAGACTTTTTCGCGGACTTCTTTTTCCAGATTGGTGCGGACTTCCGTTTCAATGGCCTTCCGCATGGCATCAGGATCAGACCCGTACTTGGCCTTCGCCTCGGCTTCCTTGACGACTTTAATGGCTTCCAGAAGCGGCAATTTCGCGCTGAAGACCCGAGCCTGCACGGCGGGGTCTGCGTCAAACTGACGAAAGGGCGCATCGTCGGCCCATATCGTCTTCATGACGTACTCTTCGCCATATTGCTCAACCGCCGCCCAATGGGACGCGGCCACGCGTTCCGACTTCTTCGCCTCATCGACCAGGACTTCCGGCGGCATGACTTTCGGGGCGTCCTTCTGCTCATCGTAGGTGCCATCGAACTTCTTGCCCAACACCTCAATCTGTTTGGTAAGAGTGTCGATTTTGCGCTGCGTTTCTACATTGACTTGACGCTCGCGGGTGTAGGCATCCCGCGTGTCTTTCAACTGCTTATTGAGGCGCGTCAGCTCTTTCTGAGTTTTGTCCGTGTCTGCATCGGCGGCTTTCTCTTCGGGCTTGTCTGCCGACTCTTTGGGTGCTTCTGCTTTGGACTCAGGCGCAACCGCAACAGAAGATTTATCCACAGATTCAACAGGCGTGCTCGCAGGGACATGACCGACCTCCTCAGGGGTAACGGTGGGCGCACTATTCCCTAGTCCTAACGCGGTCAGGACTGATGGGGTGGTGCTGGTCTCAGATGCTGATGCTGTCGCTCTCGTACTCATGGTCTATGACCTCCTCAAGCCCTTCCGCTTGCGCGGGGATGGGCGGTTCAACTGACTCGGCATCCCTGACCTTGACATCTGCCAAGGGAAGAGGGACGCACTCCCAATGAATCACCTTGTCGCCAATCTGGAGCTTCTTCAGCCCCAAATCGTTCGTCAGGTCGTGGCGTTTCAAGAACGCTTGCGCCTGCCATTTCCCAGGCTTGCCACGGAACTTCTTGCCAATGGTCGCTTGTACCCGCTCGACATGCCGCTTGGCCTTTTCGTCATCACTGATCGGCGCATACTTGTTAATCGGCTGTTCAGGCATAAAGAAGTTCTCGCCGCATTCCTCTAAGAGAAACTTGGCCCAGTCTTCGTTCTCGACATGACATTGAGGATTAAACTCTAACTGCCCTTCGCGTTCGCTGCGTGAGACAAACGGGATAGGGGTGTTGAGCTTATAGGGCAAGGGTTTCGGTCCTCGATATTCCAGCAACATCATTTACCCCCTAAGAACACATACCGCGTATTCTTAACCTTCAGAATCCGCTCCCCGCGCTTATAGTCGTCGTCCATCTGCTCGACTTCATGCACATGGAGATTCAAGTCCTGGCCCTGAAACGCCCGTTCGGTTTCAACCGTCGTGGCGTGCGGGTCACTCAGTCGGCTGTGTGGGATCCTGATTTCTCGACTCACTTTGTATCCTCGCTGCGTGAATAGCGGCCACGTTTTTCATGGCGTTGGTTTCAAGCTCGACCCGCTGCCCGTGGTGCGTGGAAATCGCCGCAATCTTGGCGCGTTCCACATCGGCATCGGTCTTCATCTTCATCTTGATGATTTCGGCCTTGTTCTGAAGTGTGCTGGCCGCATCCGTCCCGCCCAGTCCTTGCATTTCGGCCTGCGCCAGCATGTCCCACTGGAACTGCTTCGCCATAATCGCCTTCTCTGCCGGCGTGAGTTCGTTCCACTGAAAGGCGACCGAGACTTTGGGTTGAATGGGTGGGGCCTGGCTCATCCCGTCCACGATTTGCAACAGGCCCTCTTTATTCCGCAGATCGCTCATGGAAATGAACAGCTTGGCCCACTGCGGCCCAAACTGAAGCACTTGCGGGAGCGTGGTCGCCAGGGTTTCAAACTGTTCGGCTTGCGAGGTCGTATGATCGACGGTATCCACCGCAATCAGATCGTAGATTTCCTCCCTCAAGCTCTCAAAATGTTCGGATGAGAGGCGAACGGTACGAACCAAGCCAGGGTCTTCCGAGATTTGGAAGACGACTTCATCGGTATAAAATTGCTTAATCATTTCGAGGGTGAGGACAGCTTTCATGCGGCGTGAACGCCGGATGTTGTCGTAAATCGGCATCACCCCGGCCTGATGGATCATCTGCAATCGCTGAATGCCCACTCCTGAACGCACTTCGGGGGCGGGGTTCAACTGATCTTCGCCGCTGATTCGCCGCATGCTCATTTTGGCTTCCTGAAGCATGGTCAGGTTGCCTTGCGAGATGTCGGCGTTTTCCTTAATCACGAAGCGGTCAAACTTGCCGTTCTCGACTTCAATCTGGCCGTCCATACGGGCCAGTTCGTTCGCCAATTCGTTCTTGTCGCGGATCGCGTTGCGTTCGTAGATCGTTTGTCGATTATTGAGCGACCACAGGGCTTTGGACCGTCGCGCATTGATTTCCCGCTGCGGGTCAATCAGGCCCGACACATAGCCTTGCGGCTCGCCGTCGATCTTGCGGTAGCAGTAGTACGGAATGAAGGGGAAGAGATTGCAGCGATAGGGAGAGGGTTTCGGGCCGTCCAGGAACAGCCCACCGCAGTACACGGCCACCCACATCCGGTCCACCGACCGTTCGGTAATGACGGACCCAGGCAGTTCAGCCAGCGCATCCTTGAGGGACGATTTCGTGACGCCGCGTTCTTTATAGACCGACTTGGTTTCACCCGTAGGCAGTTCGATCAAGTACTGCGTGGCGCGTTTCTTGTACCAAATCTCGACGGGACGAAAGCGCCGGTTTTTCACATCGTAGTAGCGGCCAATCTCCCAATTCCTGAGCTTGAGCGCGTCCGGGTCAATGTTGCTGAGATTGGCGAGGGAGGGTTGCGAGGTGCCTAAGACCTGTTGAATCAGCGCGGCTTTCTCTTCGCCCCACAGTTCGACGGCGATATCTTCATCAAACCACTTGGCGCGGCAGACATACCGCGCTTCGATGTTGATGTCATAGGACCGGCAGAACGGGTCCACAAACATGGTAAACGGATCTTCGCGCCGGTAGCGGACTTGCTGTTCACCCAGTTCGTTGCGGTGGACAATCGCTTCGACCCAGCCGATCCCGCCAATCAACTGGTCTTTGATG